GTAATTATTAGATATAAATTTCAATAGGTAACATATGACAAGTACAATTAAAGTAAATACAATACAAAATACATGTGGAGCAGACATTATAAAAGAGTCTAGCAACACAATAACTATTGGTGCAAGTGGTGATACTGTTGCTCTTGCATCAGGTGCATCACAAACAGGTTTCGGTGCAACTGGAGCAGTATCTTGGCAAACATCAGTTAAGACATCTACATTTACAGCAGTTGCAGGAGAAGGTTATTTTATAAATACAACAGATGGAGCAATAACAGTTAATCTACCAGCAGGTGTTGCAGGAGCAACTATTGGTATTAAAGATTATTTAAATACATTTGATACAAACAATGTAACAGTAGCACCAAACGGTTCTGATAAAATTGCAGGAGATAATTCTAGTGATGGAACTTTAGATACAGAAGGAACATCAGTTATATTTACTTTTATAGATTCAACACGAGGTTGGTTAGTAACAAGTTCTGGTTTAACAGATGATTTACCAACTACAAAATTTATAACTGCAACTGGTGGTACAATTACCACTGTTTGCACAAATTTTAAGGTTCATACTTTTACAAGTCCTGGAACATTTTGTATATCTTGTGCAGGTAATGCAGCTGGTTCAAATAAACTTGCATATACTGTCGTTGCAGGAGGCGGAGGTTCTGGTGGAGCACATGATTCTCCTTGTAATAGAGCAGGAGGTGCTGGTGGTGCTGGTGGTTTTAGAGAGGGAAAATGTTCCTCACATAGTTATACTGCAAGTCCTATAGCAACAACAGGTTTAACAGCTAGTGCTGGAGCATTTCCAATTACGGTAGGTGCAGGTGGTACTGGTGGTATTAGATCAAGTGGTACAGCAGCTACTAATGGATCAACTTCTGTTTTTTCATCAATAACTTCAGCAGGTGGAGGTAGTGGTGGAACTGGAATTGGTGGTCCAAATGGTATTTCTGGTGATGGAGCAGATGGAGGATCTGGTGGTGGAGGTTCTGGTGGTGGAGCTGGTACAACATCAGTTCATGGTGATGGTAATACTCCACCTGTAAGTCCTCCACAAGGTAATGATGGTGGCCCTGGTGTTGGTCCACATGGAGCTAGTGGCGGTGGCGGAGGAGCAACTGCTGCTGGAGTAACAGGATGTTCTTCTGATGGTGGAGCAGGAGGTGCTGGAGCAACAAGTTCAATTAATGGAACTCCAACTGCTAGAGCAGGTGGAGGCGGAGGCGGTGGTGCTTCTGGTGGAGGAGCCTCTGGAGGAGCAGGCGGTGGTGGTGCAGGAGGCCAAAGTAACGTAAAAGGAACTGCTGGAACTGTAAATACTGGTGGTGGAGCTGGTGCACCAGGTTTTGGACCTCAAAGTCAATGTGCTGCTAAAGGTGCAGCAGGTGGATCTGGCATAGTAATAATACGATATAAATTTCAATAGGTAACATATGAGTGAATTAAAAGTAAATAAAATTAGTCCAAAAACAGCATGCGGAACAACTACACTTGGAGATAGTGGAGATACATTCACTATTCCTTCAGGTGTAACAATAACAAATAATGGAACACAAACAGGTTTTGGAAGAACAGGAACTGTTGATTGGAATACAACACCAAAAACTAGTAACTTTACAGCAACAGCTGGTGATGGTTTTTTTGTTGATACATCAAGTGGATCAGTAACTGTTACTACACCTGGAAGCCCACAAGCTGGAGATATTTTTTCTCTTGCAGATTATACAAGAACTTGGCAAACAAATAATTGTGTACTTACACCAAACAGTAGTGTTAAAATTGGTGGAGTTACGGCAGATGCACAATTAAGAACAGAGGGTCAGTCAGTTACATTTGTATATGTAGATGCAACAGAAGGATGGATAAATGTACAAGATTCAACATCTGCTGTTTCAGGAAGAGTAGTAACAAATTTTATTACTGCTACTGGTGGAACTATAACTTGTAGTGGAGATTACAAAATTCATACATTTACTTCACCTGGTACTTTTGAAGTAACAAATGAGGGTACAAGTTGTGGATCACAAAGATTAGATTATATGGTTTTAGCTGGTGGTGGAGGTGGTGGAGGTAAAAACTCTGGTGGCGGAGGAGGAGCTGGTGGTTTTAGAGAATCCGTACCTAGCCCTGCTGCTTGGACTGCTTCACCATTAGCCGCAACAACAGGTATCACTGCCGCTTTTCAATCATATCCAATAACAGTTGGTAGTGGTGGAGCTGGTGGTAGTAATCACCCTAGCAATCCAACATATGTTAATAACACTGGAAATGCTACAAATGGTTCAAATTCAATTTTTTCAACAATAACTTCTACTGGAGGTGGAGGTGGTAATGATAGTAATGTACCATCTGCTCCTTCTCCAAGTTCAGGTCAACCAGGAGGTTCTGGTGGAGGCGGAGGTGGAGAAGTCGCTAATCCTGGAGGAACAGGTAATACACCACCTGTTAGTCCTGCACAAGGAACTAACGGAGGTAATGGTGGACCTAATTTAAATCGTAGAGGTGGTGGCGGTGGTGGAGCAACTGCCGCAGGAACAAGTTTTCCATCAACTCCAATGAATGGAGGTGCTGGAGCAACAACTACAATAAGCGGAACTCCAACAGCTTATGCTGGAGGCGGTGGTGGTGCATCTGAAGGTCAAAGCTGTGCAACTGGTTCTGGAGGATCAGGTGGCGGGGCAAGTGGATTATCCCCAGCATCACCAACAAGTGCAAATGCCCCAAGTGCATCAGCAAATACTGGTGGAGGTGGTGGAGGAAGAGGTGGTGGTGGCCCTGTATGTGGGGCTGGTGGAAATGGTGGTTCAGGAATTGTAATAATAAGATATAAATATCAATAATAAATAGGAGAAAACAAACATGGCACATTTTGCAAAACTAGGAGCTAACGGTAAAGTTATTCAAGTGTTAACACTTGATAACAAAGACATGCTTAATGCTGATGGTATTGAAGATGAAGCTGTTGGTCAACAGTATTTGGAAAGGCACAATAACTGGCCTGCACAAATGTGGATCCAGACTTCTTACAATACACAAGGTAATAAACATAATTCAGGTGATGACTCTAAAGCATTTAGAGGAAATTACGCTGGTATAGGGTATTCTTGGGACGAAGATAATAATATGTTCTTTGCTAAAAAACCGTATGCATCTTGGGTAAAAAACATAGCAGATGCTAGATGGCAATCACCAATTGGTGATGCACCAGCGTTAACTGCGGAACAACAAGAACAAAATGAAGCTGATACTCATAAATGGGGTTATTCTTGGAATGAGGATAATCAATCTTGGGATTTATCAGATTCAAACGCATAATAAAATATACCTCTCAAAAACATTGACTTTTTATAATAGGAGTGTATAATAGATAGGTATATGAATAAAAATACATTGTCGGAAATAGCATTGTATCATGGCGATATTGCTATGCCAAAAAATTTTGAAATAGATCGAGATAAATTAAGTTCGGATATTTTGCAATCTAATATTACAGATTCACCTTTTCCATTCTCAAGAAACTGGGATATGCTTAATACTTATATAAGAGATCATTTTAATCTTGATTATGGACAAACTTTAGTAAATAAATTAACTTGGGGCAATGCTTATAAACCAAATGAAGTAAGTGTTCCATTACTAAATATTGATCCAGTAGATCTTAGAAACTCTCCAGATTTTACTTTTCTTTATGGAGTTAAGGTTAGTAATTGTAATGTTAGAATACATTATGAAGATAACAGACGTAAAGGTAGAAGCTGGGATATTAAATTAGAAAATAATAAATTTATTATGTTTCCCTCAACATGTATGTATTATATAACAAATACACAAGGGGATAGTTTGAATTTTGTTCAAACAATAACATATGAATATATCTAATTATTATTGGTATTTTAAATCTGCATTAACACCTAAATTTTGTGATGATGTAATACAATATGCATTACAGAAAAAAGAAGTTATGGCTAGAACAGGTGGTTATGGTAATAAAAAATTAAATAAAGAAGAAATTAAGAATTTACAAAAAAAAAGAAAATCAGATTTAGTATGGCTTGAAGATACATGGATATACAAAGAATTGCATCCGTATGTTCACCAAGCAAATAAATCAGCTGGTTGGAATTTTCAATGGGAAAGATCAGAGGCCTGTCAATTTACAAAATATAAATTAAACCAATATTATGATTGGCACTGCGATAGTTGGGATAAACCCTATGATAGACCAGGTGCACCTGATCATGGTTGTATTAGAAAATTATCTATGACATGTCAGTTAACAGATGGATCAGAATATACAGGTGGTGAATTAGAATTTGATTTTAGAAATTATGATCCACATATGAGAGATGAATCAAAACACAGAATACAATGTAAAGAAATTTTATCCAAAGGATCAATAATAATATTTCCCTCGTTCGTTTGGCATAGAGTAAAACCCGTAACATCAGGTACACGATACTCATTAGTCGTATGGAATATAGGGAGGCCGTTTAGATAATGTACATAAATAATTATTTTAGCACAACTATTTGGAGTGAAGAAAAACCAGAGTTTGTTAAATCATTAAATAAAGCTAGCAATAAATATATTAAAGATGCTAGAAATAGAGAAAAAAAATATATAAAACAATATGGTGATTTTGGAAGATCATACCATTCAACAGAATTAGTTAACGATAATAATTTCTTAGATTTTAGAAATTATATTGGACAAAAATCTTGGGAGTATTTAGATCATCAAGGTTATGATATGTCACAATATCAAACTATGTTTAGTGAGTTATGGGTACAAGAGTTTGCTAAAAAAGGTGGTGGTCATCACTCTGCACATATACATTGGAATCAACATGTATCAGGTTTTTACTTTTTAAAATGTAGTGATAAAACTTCTTATCCTGTATTTCATGAACCAAAGACTGGTGCAAGATGTACAAAATTAAAAATGAAACCAGATTTAAAAGGTGTATGGGGTGGTCATGAGCAATTTCATATGAAACCTAAACCAGGAACATTAATTATATTTCCAGGTTATCTAGAACATGAATATGCTGTTGATCATGGTATAGAACCATTTAGATTTATTCATTGGAATATTACAGCTATTCCAAAGGAGATGGCTAAAGATGTCGTTTAAGAAAAATAAATATACAGTTATACGACAGGCTATACATTATTACTTAAATGTCAACCAGGTATGGAAAAAGCAACAGGATTAAAATTATATCCAGCATATACTTATGCAAGAATATATAAAAAAGGTGATGAGTTAAAAAGACATAAAGATAGATTTAGTTGTGAGATATCTACTACTATGAATTTAGGTGGCGATGACTGGCCAATATACTTAAGCCCTAATGAAAATGTAGGTGCACCAGATGGCAAGAATATTACAGCAGCTAGTAAAGCAAAAGGAGTTAGAGTAGATTTAAAACCTGGTGATATGCTAGTTTATAGAGGTGTTGAGTTAGAACACTGGAGAGAAAAATTTAAAGGTAAAGAATGTATACAGGTATTTTTACATTACAATAATCGTAAAACTAAAGGATCAAAAGATAACATGTTTGATAAAAGACCACACTTAGGATTACCATCTTGGTTTAAAAGATAATGGCAAGAATAAAATTCCTCAATTTTACACCAAGACCTAAACCAAAAAAAAGACCGAGGAGACATAAAAAAAATTTAAATAAATCAGAAAAAAGAATGCAAAAAAAATATAATCGACAGGGGAGATAATGGCGACACTTCAACCAGGTGCACTGACACCTTCACAAACTCAACAAACTAGCAGTAAAAAAGCTGTTAGTTTAATAGACAGTTTATTAAATACACCCACATTAGCACAAGGTACATCAATAACACCAACATTACAAAATGTACAAGCAAATGAGCTAATGGCAACTCCTGGTGTTACTGGTACTGTTGCTGCTCAAAGTGCCAGTGCTACTGCCCCTAGTGCTACTGCTGCAACTGGAGCAACAGGTCAAACTGTTGCAACAATGACCCCAGCAACTGCATCACAATTTACAGCTTCTACTATTGGTACAGCACCAACAATGCAAGCTGCACAAGGAACTGTAAC